CAAGAGCGTCGCTTATAACGCCTCCAAACGCCTCTGTGGGGGTGATTTCCTTGGTTGCAAGATTAAGCATGTTCAGTGCCATGCTATTCGCAAGTTTCGGCAGACCGAAGCCAAGCGGTATTGTTATGACGCCATCGCCCATTGGGAACGGGATGGTGTTGTTCAATACATAATGCGTCAGACCAAGCATCTTGTTACCGGTTTTGTCGTCGCCTGCTACCGCCCGGGCGGTAGCCTGTATGGCGGCGAGCACCAAGGCATAAGCAGCCAGTCTCGGAACGCCTGTTTTCCACCGTATACGACCGGTCTTGCGATCATACAGCACGTTCAACATGTTGGCTGCGCCGGTTATGGTCGGTTGCGCAAAGGCGTATATGCCTTTGACGAATGGCATGGCGGTACCTGTCTTGCCGAAGTTCATCAGATCGAGTGTTTCCGCGGAGGCCCTGTTTGTCTGTACACCGGCATCTTTCATTGCCATATAGGACGACAGGACGGGAACAAGATCAAAGGTACGGTTATAGGCATCGACCACACGTGCTATCGAAGAAGCGGCATTGCGTATGACACCTTTCGATTTCGTGATGTTCTGTATGAACCGCGATCTGTTGGGTGAGAAATAATCCGCTCTGGTAGAAATGCCGCCGGATTCAGCAAGTTCCTGCATCGCAACAGACGCTGCGGAACCGTCGTTTTTCTGGTTGGTGGCATACCGTAATGCGGCTTTCCATGTTTGGGGACTGAATGCATATCGCCACATGGATCGTGATACTTTCTTGGCATCGACGGCATTACCCTGTTCATCTACAAGATTTCTGACAGAAAGGTTATCGGACCGTTCCCATACATCACGGAACCAGTTGATCGGTGCAAAGGTGGGGTTGAGCTGTGTACAGGTGTAAGCGAACCATTGCGTCGGTTTGCTTATGGCGGATAGCACGGTACCTGCCTGTTCGACATTGGTCTTTCTGATCGTATCGAGAAGATCGTTATCAATGTAATAGGCATAAGCGGATCCATCTTCTCCACGATAAACAATTGATCCACGTGGAGTAGCTTCAAAGCTTTTCAGTGTGTTTCTGGCTATTCCGGCGTCCTGTCTTTCCGCTGGTGTCATGCCATTGTAAAGACGGGCTATACTTGCCTGAAAAGGCCGCCAGCCTGCGAAGGAAGCCGTTCTCAATACAGACCCTATAGAAGCCGTAATGCCGTCATCAGCAAGAGATACACGGCCTTTAAGCCTTCTGTCTGCGGCGACATTGGGCGCTCTCGTGCCGGATGGTACCGTGTCCTCTTCCAGCGCCGATAACGGATCGCCCGTCAACGGAACATATTCTGTTCTGACGTCTGCTTTCAACTGGTCTCTTAATGCATTGAGCGCCGTCTGGTCATACGTTGTCAGATCGGCAGAGGATCTTAATGTTTTGAAAGCATCAAGAAGATCAGGGCGGTTCAGGAAAGATACCGCGGCTTGTGGAGTGACTTTACCTGTTTCGATATCGAGAACAAGCCGCATGGCGTTCATGTCATACAGGGCATTCGTCACTTTCTTTATGTTATCCGCGCCTATCGCGTTTTCACTGGCCGCCATAATGGCATCTGCCTGTGCATAGGTCATGCCGCCTGCCAAGCCCACATCAGGCTCGAAAGCGATGTCGGCATTTTGAACCGCTTCATAGCGCTTTCTGAAAACATTCGTGGCTTCGGAAAGTTCCTGCTGCGCTTCGGCGTCCATTGGATCCTTCGCCAGCCTTTTCTGCAAGTCCGAGATCTCCCTTACGTCCCGATTGAGCAGCCGTGCATTCGCTTCTTTCGACCAATTGGCGGAAGCCCACAAACCGGCATACCGCATAACGGTCTCCTCGGTTAGCTTAGTGGCTCTTGATACTTCCGCCATTGCTTTGTGCAGCCGGTCTCCTCCATTATCGTATATGATCTTGGAATATTGTGTCTTGCGGTTAGGCGCAGCGTACATGGCGTCTATGCAATCTTGCGAAAGTTTTTCAAGTGATTCACGTTGGGTGCCTACACTTTCAAACCACCGCTTGACCGGAACGAGCGAATCATGAAGCATGACGTTCAATGCTTCAACCCCTCTGGCAAGCGCTACTTTCACTCCAGCTACATTCCGGGATTGCAAGGCTTGCATAAGACCGCGTCCGACAGTTACCGCGGGAGCAGCTTCATTCGCTTCGATCTGCCCGATGACATCCTGAACGGTAGCACGGGACGATACAAGACCCTGATCATTCGCATTGGCATTTTCTATATCCAGTTGGGATCCGGCAGTGGAGTTTACCGATGCATTCGCCTGTCTGGACGGAGACCAAGCAAACAGCTTGCCTGTACCATACGGCAAATATATGACACCGTTCTGTGCCGGAGTGCTGTTCAATACCTGTCGTATTTGCCTTCCGTATTCGTATATTTGTTCATCCGTCATGCCAGTATGATCACGGATGAATTTCATATAATCGTCATGCCTTCTGGATTTTGTTTTCTGATTGGCGACGATATATGCCGCCTTGTCCAAGGCATTTTCAAATCGTACTTCATCCCTGCCGAACATTGGTTTGGCCGTTTGCACAAACCGCGGTGCATCCTCTACCGGTACAAGAACACTTGTAGAGGGCTGTTCTTGCTGCTGTGATTGAGCTGCTTGCTGCTGTGTTCGGGTGCCTGAACGTTCACGGTTCGATACTACATCTCCAACCGCCATTGTCAACGCATCAAGTACCGTCTGTTCGGACAGTACGTTTCTGCCTGCGGTAGCATTAGCCAGCTCCGTTACGAACCTTACGATAGCATCCCATACTGTTGGCCTTTGTTTGACAAGGCCAAGGCGGTTCAGTGCTGCGGAAGGATCGCCGGTAATGCCGTTATGTTCAAATGTGGTTTCGACCTTTCCTAATGGAATGCGCTGTGCCATAGCGATAAAGGCCGGGTTAGCCAGCTCGGAGAATATTTCTCCTGCGTTTTCGGTAGCATACAAATATGTTTTACCGCGCTCATTATTCACCTTGTCTATCAGCCAATGGATAAGCGCCCATGAATCTCTGGCATTCTTGTCCCCAAGTCGTGCCCGGCGCTCCATGTCAATAAGGCCCTGATAGGTCAGGGAATGAAGCGCTTCATGCATGACGTGGCTAACGGTGGCACCATTATTCAACTCTATGGTATGCCTTTCCGGCCTGTATTCTCCGCCTATGAATCCGGATTGGCCTCTCTGTGTATGCTGCACAGTCTGGCCTGTATACTTTACAGCCGGTACCGCTCCCGTAGCGCTTGTTACAGCCTCATGCAATTCGCTTGCCGCTCTCCTGAACGCCTGTCCGGCCATTGGATCGTTGGCTACGGCAGCCAGAACGGATTCTGCTGTCGCTCCTTGCCGCCGTGCCTCATTCGCCCACGATACAGGAGACTGGATATCGGTAGTTGCGCCAAAACTGGATGTTCCGACCTGATTGACGGCAGCGTCGGTCTGTCTATAAGCATCTATAGGAACATCGGATATCGCGCTACCTATGTTTCCGCCTTCCGGATCGCCAAGTTGCCGCATGATTTGCGGAGCGTATTGTGCCGTCAGCTCAATCTGATTTGCCGCGGTATTGCCCTGCGCGTCCGTCCACTGTACGCTCTGGCCGTCGGTCATCAGGAGATTTCCGTCGGGAGCGATGAACAGTGGTGTGCCACCGGTCAGGTTGGGATTTATGCTGTCTGCAAGTACCTGTGCATAATATCGCTCTATTTGTCGTTGTGTCTGGACCGGCTGTTCACTGGCGGTCAAGGCAGCAGCCATTGCAGTTCGCTGTACTGGAGAAGCAGCCTGATATATTGGGTTGGACTGCAAGTTTTGTTGGGCGACATATGCCACTATTCGCTCTGTATCAGCCTGTTGCTGTGCTGCTTGCTGTTGAGCTGCCTGCTGTTGAGCTGCTTGCTGTTGAGCTGCTTGCTGTTGAGCTGCCTGCTGTTGAGCTGCTTGCTGTTGAGCTGCCTGCTGTTGAGCTGCCTGCTGTTGAGCTGCCTGCTGTTGAGCTGCCTGCTGTTGAGCTGCCTGTTGAACGGCGGCTGCCTGAACCTGTTGTCCAGCATTCAGAGCGTTCAGGGCTTCCGCCGCCTGTCTCATTGCGTCGGTAACCGATTCAGACTCTCTGGAAGCTGTTTGTGTAACAGGCTGATTGGAGTTGGCGGTTTTCGATATTGCTTGTGCCAATACGTTCTGTGCATTGATCTGGGCCGATTCTGCATTGGCGGCCGCATTGCCAAGTCGTCGTCCTGCCGCCACGCCACCGACCGCACCAAGACCTTCACCAATAAGACCTTGTACAAACGATGAGCCAGCTCCCTCTGTCAGATTGACATCCGCTCCTATGGATCGACCACCGTATTGGCCTGCCACTGTGGTTCCGGCTTCCTCAAGTCCTCCAAGCAAGGCACCTGTAGCGGTATTGGCGAGATAGCCGGTTCCTCTTCTTGCCAAGCCTCCCGCAACATTCGCGCCAAGCTCGCCCGCCGCTGCACGGGAAATCGTTCTTTCAAGAGAGCCGGGAACAACGCTCATGACAGCACCTATTGTTCCGCCTATGGCAAGAGCAGTGCGTGCTGAACTGGTAGCCAGCTCATCCTTCACGGCTTTCAGGTTGCCTTTATGCTTTTTCCATAGTTCTTCTCCGCCGGGCAACGCCTTTATTTCCTTGGCGCTCATGTTCAGCACGATATCCCGCGCCTGTTGTGCGGCATCGCCACCGGACAATACGGCACCGAGTGTCGTTCCTGATGCAAGGCTGACACCGGCGGTAGCCTTTGCCGCCTGCTCGGCTGTCATCTTCAACGCGCGTGTGGCAATGCCACGGGTAGCAAGCCCTATCCCGCCGGACACCAGTATAGTAGGCAGCATGTTGCCTACAAGTTCGGATACCTGTCCAACGCTCATGTTTCTTACGGCAATACCCATTTCTCCGAGCGTCTTGCCTAGCCATGTTTTATCCGGATCGTTATACAGTTTTTGGGTTTCAAAAGCTATTTGCTTCTGTACATCCTTTTCAACAGCCGATTGCCCTTCCCGAAGATCTTTCATTATGTCTTCGAAGTACTTGGAGCTTTCCTGTGGTGTACCGGCTATCGTATCAGAGACGGTACCTATCATCGCCGGTACGGATACCGCCCCGGCGGCAACCCCTCTTGCCACATCTTCTACCGCCTCGCCCCATGTTCTGGAGGGTTTGACAGGAGCCTTGTTTATTTCACGTAATTGTGCATCGACATCTATCTCATCAAGTCGTTTGTCTTTAGGCAAGGTTTCATTCCATGCCATAAACGCCTTTTTGGCCCCTTCGATATACTCGTTATACAACCGGCTTTGTTCCGAGTATGGAAGGTTATCGTACCCTTCCATCTGAATTTTAAGCTCTTCCCATGACGGTAAACTGGGAGGTGCCACAATGGCGTTTTTCTTTGCCTGATTACGCATACGATCTATCTGATATTTGATAGACATTAGATTGCGTACATCTCCCAGAACAGAGCGATCTGAAGAGGCTTCCTTTATGGCCGGAAGCTGGTTATAGGCTTTCTGTAGTCCTTGCGACAGATCAGGAAGAACGATTTCCGGTACTTCAAGTCCGGTTACCGGGTCAATATTCTGGGATGTTGTTTTCTTTGTAGCCATATGTCACAAGCCGGAAATGATGTTGTCTATTTCTTTTACCAACGGTCTTGGCATAACAAGAGACGGAGCGATACTATCGGCCGCCCCACCGGAAACGAATTGTTCTACCGCGGTATTGCGGGCGTCATTTGCCGCATCTTCTATTCTGTCCGAAAACAGGGATGCAAAAACATCTTCAGAATCGTAAGACGGGCTGACGACTCCCAACTGATCGTATATGGTACGGGGCTGAACATCTGAAACAGCCGGGAGTTGTGCCGTTTGCTGTGGCATTGTCTGCTGTACAGGCACCGTGTACCCCTCGTTCCCGACGGCGGCAAAAAGGTCGGAAAGGTTTGTCATTGCAGGCTGCCTTGACGGAGCATTGCCGCCAAAAAAGTTGGCAGCGAAATCCCATGATACCGTCCGTTGTTTATTAGGAGAATCAGGCAAGGAGGACCATGTTGTATTGAGCTTTTTAATAGCCGTGGTGATATCTCCTTTCACGATATCATCCAACGCTCCTTTTTCCTTCATCAGCTCCACTGCCGCCAAATCCTGACTGGCAGGTGAAAAATCGTCCAGACCAAGCCGATTGGACAGATTCTTGTATGTCGAGCCAATGAACTGATACCGTCCCGCCGCAGTAGTGGGAAGCCGCTTTCCTTCCTTGTTGCGGAAATATTTTGTTTCGTTCGGGTGCTTGTCCAATGAGATTTTTGTACCGCCAAATCCGGTATCATAGTCTGCTCCTTCCGCCGTGGAAATGAAGTCCAGAACTTTTCTGACATTCGGATTGTTAACGTATGGCAATAACGATTCAGCATATTTGTTCATTGCAGCCCTTTCATTATTGCATCAAGGCGATTTTGCATGGCGTCTCTTTCACGTTGGTCCCGTGCCTGCTGTATAAGATCGTCGAGCTTGTAAAATTCATCCTGCAATCTCATGGCACGAGCGCGAAGTTCAACCGCAGCTCTTCGATCTCCCAATGCGCTTTGAAGATCGCCCGCTTCTATGAGACGCTTGTACATGTCATTAAGTGCTTCTCTGCGATTGATCAATGCAGTTATTGGATCGCTTGCGTCTGTCGTTGTAGTGGTGCCTGTCGCTCCCGCTGCTGGTTGAGTACCTGTAGCTCCTGTCGTTGTAGTAGCCCCACGTCCGTACATGTTGGTTACCAGCGGTTTTCCGTCCGCTCCAAGGCGTATGTTCGGCTGATTGGCTTGCGACATGGCATTAAGACGATTGTAAAAATCAAATGCCCGCTGGTCTCTTGCAATCTGGTCTTGCAAGGCGCGTGCACGGTTGAACTCGTAGGCATATACATTTGCTCCACCCTGACCACCGCCGGTCAGTGCGATCTGTTGCGCCCATGTCTGTACCGGCAGTTCCGGGCCAAGTCCGTACCGCACATAATCATCGCCCATCCAGATATCGGCGTAAGGGTTCTGCGCATTGATGGCTGCCGCTATCGCTTCGGGATTGCCAGATTGTATGGCTGTGGTGACCGGGTTGACAGCGGAAATGCCGAACGCGGCTCCGAGCTTTTCCGCCTCTGACAAATTACCGGTTCTTATAAGCTGGTTAAGCTGATTGTTTACGGTGTTGCCGAGCGAACGGTTGATGAGTGCCTGTGTATTGGCGTCAAAGCTCTGGTAGGTCGGATCAGCCAGCATCTGGTTTCTCTGGTTGATGAGAAAATCAGATACGTTTTCATTGGCGGTCAAGGCGCGCTGCATGTTATTGGCAATAGGCGCAAGATAATTCTGCGCTGCTCTTGTTCTCATGCGCTGCTCTTCCCAATCCTGCAATTGCAAATCCGCCACTTCCCGTTGCCTGTTTAACCATGCCACGTCGTTCGCCATTTGCTGACCTCTGGCGGCGGAAAGAAAATCAATGCCAGCGCGCCTGTTACGGTCAAGAAGCGATGTAACGCCACCTGTAAAATTTGCCATATCAGTCTCCTAAATTTCTCCCGGGTTGGTTGGATGCACGCTATCGGCGAATTTAAGCGCAAAGTCATCCATGCTGACGGTTATTTGTCCTCTGTCTCCGTCAGAATCCGTAAACGTATATGTTTTTGAACCGGTTCTGACAAGGTCACGGTTACCGACTACAGCATCGTTACCGCTTTCCAATTGTTGGGTTCTCATATTATTATAAGAATCTCCCATAATGGCCGCATCCCCGGCGGTAGAATACATGGCATTAACCGCCTCTTCCGCTGCTGCGGTATCGGAACCGAAGTTCATATTCATGCCAAACGATGACAAAGCACCGCCACCCGAAAACCCGGGGCCATTAGTTGAGCTCCATCCGTTTTCATTATAGCCGGATGGAGAGCTGGCTGTTACGCTTGGCAGTCTCCAGTTGCCTGTTTCACCGAACACGGCCCCATCTTCATCCCGGTTTCGTATAAAAGAATCAATGGGTGGAACGGAGTTTATGGCGTATTGCTCTGCAAATCCGAAAGCGGTCATCGCATTGTTCAAACCGGCTGTAAGTTCGCTCCCTGCTGCCGCCAAACCGCCCGCTGCACTGCTGTAAAGATTGGCCGCCATTCCGAACAATCCGCGTCCTATTCCAATAGCTTGCCGCCTTCTCTTGTTGTTAAGATCTTTTTTGGCCTGTGCATAGGCAAAGCCCATTATATAACCCATGATCTTCGCATTTGTCACCGCGGTGGCATGGGATTGATATAACGTTTGCATGACGCGAACGAACTGGCTTGTGTGATACCGTGATGCCACGCATTTCTGCTGCCTTATGACTTGTGCAAAAGCCTTGGCTACAGGAGCTATAAGATGCCCGGCAAATCTTCGTCCGTACACTTCTGTCAATTCGACTTCTTCCGGAGTGCCAAATTCTTTTATGAAGGCCAGCTCTTTTGGCCAATAAACTTCTTGGGCGAACCGTCGTTTTTCCTCCGACATGGACAACATGCGATCTGAAATATCCCGCTGTTTCTTCCAGTTGGAAATGAGCTGTGACGCGTTGTCTATAGCCAGAGCTACCGCTGCGACACGACGGATGTTTGCCGCAGTGGAAACGCCTTCTGCTCGTATGCTTTCACCTTTACGATATCCTTCGCTTGATACGCAACTCATATTTCACCTGCTATTCCGGTTAGCCATCCGTCACTGGATGTTCTGTATGGTATGCCCTGTTCCGCCCATCGTTGTTCTATTCTGGATCCCCATTGGTCCGTACCGCGGCGATAGAAGCCGTATGCTTCCCATGCGCTCCCTATAGAATCGAGAAGAATGCCTCTTGCCTGATTTCCTGTTTTGCCTGCAACTGCCTGAAAACTTGGAACGTCTGCAAGATGTTCTCTTCCAAGCCCCAATGCAGCATATTGTTCTGCATACCTGACATCATTCAATGCATCCATTCGTCCTTCCGCCTGCCGGTCTGCGAAATAAATAACCTGTGCCCTGTCCTTCTGGCGGTTCCTTGTCCAATTGGCCCGTTCACATGACGTCAGGGAAATGCACTTGTCACTCAATGCATTGTCCAATGCGGAAGAATATATCTGATGTATGTTGTCTGAATAGGAAGCCCAAGAAGTGGACAATGCATCATACGGAGCCACCGCCTTTCCCAACCCGAACGCGTCATCTACCGCCGCTTTTTCATAAGGCCAGAAATTCTTGGCATGATCGTGGATCTGCTCTGCCAGAGTGATTTGCCTGTTCGCTATTTCATTTTGCATGTCAGCTATCGAGCCGCTGGCATTACGTTTCCACAATGCCAATGCGGTCGCTATGGCGGCATCGGCAGTCGCATGAGCGATCATCGCTTCTTTCTGATTGGTCGCTGCATCCGTGTAGTCTGAATCGCTAATACACGCCATATTCCTATCCTATCGTTATTTCTTTTACGGCCCACGTGATTTCCGCATCCGTTTTTTCCAGTATACGATCTTCATAGATCAGCTTCGATGCACCAATGGCCGAGGCGATTGATCGAAGAAATTGAATGAATCCGGCTTTATCTTCTATAAAAGATAACAATACCGATACCGCCTTGTCATTGAACAGCCATCTGTCGCCCATCATGACAAAGGCAATGCCTATGTACTTTCCGGAAGAATCCGTTTCAGCGACAACCCGGATCCCGCGTATCCACGCATGGAGAAAATCTTCCACGTTAAGAGAATGACCGAACGACGCGACAGCCTCCAGTATCTTTTTACCTTCTTCCGCCAGAGCTTCATCCGTGCCGGGCGGTGATATGACAATGAATGGCATTACGAACTCCTTAAATCGTGCATGGCTGTTGCAATAGATACAAGGCTTACTCTTCCTGTGCCTGACAGGGTAACGAACATCCTTGTTCCCGCCGAATACATAGGTAATCTGAACACTCTTGACGATAACACGTCTCTGTCCAGTACGGTTCTTCCGTCAAGCTCTATTTTTATTTTTTCAGTACCGCCAGTAAAATACAAGTGCCCTGCTCCCCACCCGACGGGAGATTGCGCTACCGCCTCAACTGATCTGAAAACATGCGGTCTCTTTTTTGCACCCCTGTTCCATAAATACTGAATGCCGTTTTTGACAATGTAAAAGTCTCCCTGACGAGATACAAAGGCGTCTGTTACGCCTGTGTCGGACAGGCTGCAATGGAAATCGAGATCCCATCCCGTTTCAGGCCCGGATGACATTTGCATGTAGAAACTTCCGCCTTCTCCGAAGACATACAGCTTGCCGTCCACTTCTACAGGCGTTATGGTTTGAGGGCGAAGAGCCTGCCAATCCTTGTCAGAATACAAGGGCCACGTCAACAAAACCGGCGGTCTCTCTCCTGACAAAAGAACAAGGCCCTTATGAGATGGATATACCGCCCCTGCACGGCATTTCGCCATTCGTCTGTTACCGCACCCCACCATCGGAAGATGCCCTGGCAACCGGACTATCTTTCTTGTGCCTGCATTTGTACAATTCGCCACACCTGATATGACGTACGGCCTTCCGTCTGTGGCGACATAAATGACACCGTTGCTTTCGACAAGCCCACATACATTGTCATCGAGATCGTAGTAGTGCGGCCAGTTATGGTACTGATTGTTTTCGGATGCATATATTCTGTTGCCGACAAATCCGAACAGGCAGTTCATGGACTCTACCCAGACAATGCCTCTCAATCCATCAGGAGGCGGCAATACGACTGCGTCTTGAGAAGCTATGGCAAGATCGGCATTCCATGCCTTGTCCGTATAGGACACCGCATTGACGTCGGTTTCCCCGACAAACATCCATGCCGCTTCACTTGTATTACTCGATTCATTGCCTTTTTGATACGCAGCCACCGCCCGGAAGATAGCGACTTTTACAATACCGTACTCTTCTTCCGGAACAGGCCAGCCGGATATGACAACCGTTTGTCCATCCCGCATGTTTATGGCTTGGCTGCCGGGAGAAAGCTGGCTTCTCTCACCAGCTTCATTAACGTACTGATAGCAATATGATCTTCCGTCTATGTCCTTTTCTGCTGAATCGTTAAGATCGGATACATAAACGGAAGGCGCGGTATGTGGACAGGGAAGACCTAGCCTGCGTGTTTTCGTTACACAGTTTCCTTCATCGTCCGTTGATACAGTAAGAACAAGCGGATAGTCTTCAGCACCTGTCACAAATGCCTGCTTGCATGTAACGGAGCCATACGCCATATCGACACAGCCCTTGAAATCGTGCCAGCAACATTCATGCTGAAAGGTTGCTTTTGTGCCTTCCGCCACCGTTCTGTAAGGTGACGGCTCACGAAATGAGTCAAGACATCCGGAAGAAAAATCGCAATCAATCGCCAGAGAAGCCCCTGTTTTTTGGCCCAGATGATCCGCCAGTCTTGGTACAGAACCTTTAAACCGATTGATCGTAAAATCCATTTTTCATCCTTATGGCGATTTTGTACAACAGTTATTCTGAATCCATGTTACCTGCGATTGAAGGGCTGACAAAGCGGTGTTGAGAGCGGTTATCTGGGTTTGCAAATTCGATGATGCATTGGCTATCTGCGTATTGATATACTCTCTTAAATCAGTATCATACTCCGTCAGATTTATCGAGATGTTCGATATACCTGTGCCTGTATCCGGTGCCGTAGCCGTCAGCTCCACCCCGGCGGTACTGGACGATGTCGTCAGATACAGGACAGGCGGCCATGTAGCCGGCAGAGATACGATAGCCCCTTGCTGTATGCCTATTCCGCCCTTGTCGTTTGTCACCCCGTTGGGATTGGCTCCGCTAGCACCCTGTTCTCCCGCCGGTATTCCAAAGTCAAGCACGGCGTTCGTGGTGGTACCAACGTTCACGACGGTAGCTTGAGATCCCGGGGCCAACGTGTTGACGGTACCGATAGATATGGTCGCATTCTCTCCGGGATCTCCCTTGTCTCCTTGCGGTCCTTGAGCCCCGCTTCCGCCACCACCGCCTGTCCCGGCGCAACAGACGTCCGGTGTATAAAGAGGGATTTCTCCGGCTTCTATGGATGTTATGCAACCGTTTTCCACAACAACCGTGGCATGTTCGTACCGGCCATCAGGCAACGTTATGTTGCCGCATTTGCATGTGCACGGTTCTACAGGATCTTGTGTGCAATCGCTACATGGAGTGCAATTTGTATCAAGGGTATTGCAAGTCATTTTATCTCCTAAACAGCGTTCGATACAGGTCTGCCGGTAGATGTACGATAGGATCCGGCCAGATCGCCAGCCTGATAAATGGATTCAATCTTGGCTTCCGCGTTCTGCTGTATACCAAGAATATTATAGGCCATTTGTATGTGATACTGACTTGTGCCCTCTCGTGACGATGCATTAACAAAACGATCTCCCGTCAGCAGCCACGCCAGAACAAAATGCTTTGCAGCAATGGAAACATCGCACCCTGAATCAAATGCCTTGTCGAGATCCGCAATACCTAGCGAGCACGGTCTTGAAACGCATTTCGCCCTGACATAAACCTCGGTATCGCACGGGACAGGAGGATAGACTTCAAACCGTCCGTTCATGTTATTGTCTACGACAACATAATCTATGACATAGCCGTTAGGTGCGTCTTTCGGTACAACGCATGACGGTTTGTTCCATCGTACCTTCGCCTTGGTTGTCGTCCGTCTTGATCCGGAAAGGGTTTTTATGATGTTGCCCTTTTCATCTGTCTGTTCTATAACGTCAAGAATGTTGGTGCAGCATCCTCTCGCATCCTGATGCCGACCGGCGGTAAGTCTGATTATTCTGTATTCCGTAAACAGATCCGGACGGAATTTGAACACCATGCACCTTGCATCGTTCAGGGCCATTATCACATTTTCCAGAGGATATCTGACGAACTCATGGTTCGGTTCGTCATCGTTCAAGGCAAATGCAATAGTCTTTGTCAACCAATATCTTAACGATGTATTGCATGTCATCTGTATCTCCTGAACGTTCTTGTTCCACTGAACAATCCGGATCCGGGCGGCATAAGATCAAATGAATGCGCTTGCATGGCACGCTGTTTTGCAATGCCCCACGAACGGTCTATTTCCGCCTGTGTCGGGATTACGCTTAACAACGGAGTGTCCCTGAAATGCACCGCCCTTACATAATCCCGCCTTGCTTTCATGACGATCTCTTCCCGGAAAAACTCATACAGGAAAGAATCATATTCACAAGCCAGTTCCCGCGGGGCGGCCCATACAAGCAAGCGCAAGCGGTCTCCGTCGCAGCACCGCCAGCCACCTCTTGATTCCAGATGAATTTCGCTTCTGGCCGGATCGAACACATAGGTCAGACCATTGGGAAGCCAGCCCTTGCAGTCACGACATCCGCATCTGTTTTCATCATTGTACCCCGCGCCGATAACGCCGATGACGTTTTCAAAATCAACCGGAATGACCGGATAGGTACATTCTCCGGGCTGCAATGTAATGACAACCTCTCTCTGCAAGGCACGAGTATATTTGGCAAAACTTATCGCTGCCGCACGGGAGTAGTCCGCCGCTATTTCTTCTGTAGGATCATCTATTCCCACTATTATTTCAGAAAGCCATTTTTCCCAGTCGTAGGTTTCTATGGCTGGAGGAACCGGAAGCTCCGTGCAAGGCGAGGGGGCGCAAGGCGGTGGAGGACATTCCGGTCTTGGAACAGGAAGCCCGCAACGATTGAATCTCTGGCCGTTCATCGCCCAGTCAACCATTAAAAAATTGACAGGTGAATACACCATGAGATCATATCGCGCTTCCATTTCAGACGATCCCTTTTTCTTCCAGTATGGTTTCCAGTTCGCCTTGTACAAGCGTGTCTTCATTTTCCGTCGGGTCTTCGTTTACGACGGTTACTACAACTTCTTTTTCCGAAGCGTCAACGACGGGATGCTTGTTGATCCGGCCCCTGCGTTTTGGCTTGGTTGCCTGAACGGCTTCCGACATCGGAATAAAAGTTTTCGGTGGCCGTGTGGCGTCAATGGATTCTTTATCATCGGATAAAGTTTCTATTTTTACCGCTTCGTCGACAACAGGTTTGTTGATAGCGACAAGCTGATTGCCCCAGACATAATTATTGTTTACACCATTTTTGTAATACGGAATAACGCCTCTTGTACTGGACAGAATACCAATGGCAAGGCCGTTTACTGCGCTACGTAATACAGGCATGTTCTCTCCTTACAGGCCGGTCTTTTTCGGACCGGCCCCTTGTTCATTCGCGTTCTGCGCGATCACAGATGGAATAATTTACCGCTACGACGACACGGAAATTACCGACAACTTTTTTACCTGCCGGCATACTTGCTACTTCAAGCATGATTTCGTCAGCTTCTGCCGTAAATACGCCGTCGCCGTCCCGACCGAATATGTCGATGAATACATTGTCATCCATCTTTCCAAAGCCTTTGAAGGCATTGGCAGCGGTACTATTCGGAGTGACCTTGCCCGATATTGTTGTATCAGTGACTGTTCCTGTTACCGCGGTATTGGTAACTGTGGCGGTGACCGTTGTATCGGAAACAGTACCGGATACGGCATTGGAAGTCAGATTACCCGTTACCTCTCCGGAAGTCAGATTGCCGGTAACGACAGCCGATTTTTCCGTAGCGTCTCTTTCCAGTACGCAGACGTTGTCTTCGCTGCGTGTCGTTTTGACGGTAATGACCTTCTTGGACGGCAGTGCCAACCCGTTACGCGTTTTAAGGTTGAACGTCAGACCGGGTTCTTCCGCCTCGATACGAACGCTTATGTCAGTGACGAAAGCAAAGTTCGGAATACAGATGATACCTATCTTTGCACCAACGCCGACGGCATTGATGAACGAAACGATTTCATCACGGTCGTTTTCCAGCGTACCGCCAACCGGTCCCATCGGTACCATGTACTTGTCGTTATACGAAACAGGGTTGAGGTGGGTGTGAGAGTTCGGTCCATGAACGACATCCGCCAATCTGTCAAAGCCTACCGAAAACGAAGTTCCGCAACAGCCACTTCCCGCATGTTTTGCAAATACGCCAAGCGGTTGTTTTGAACCACGAAATACCTGCAACATGGTTGCAGGATCAAATGCTGTACGTGCCATATTGTTTATGCTCCTTTGCTGATAGCAACGATAACACCGAGAGGATCAATGACTTCGGTGTCCCATACAAATTCACCAACCATAAAATCTTCGAATTTATCTTCATACCATTTATTCGAGATGACCTCGAAAGCATGAAGAACCCGATTGGTATCAATGGCTACAACCGGAACAACCGTCCCAACAGCATTGATAGTGATTGGAGTGAGATATCGTGTAGCAATGATTTCAAAGCCATAGAAGTTGGACGTAATGTGTCCGTTTATCATGACGTTGTTTTCACTGCAACAGGTGTTCAAATCTTTAAGATTCAGCAGTGCGTAACGACGCAACGACAACGGAATGAGAAGCACCGCAGAAGCTCTTTCTCCCTCGCCTGAAACTTCTCCTTCTCCGCACTCCCAACCGGCCTGTTGGGCTACTTCCATAATGGACAATACCATATCTTCAAAGCCTTCTTTGGTATTGCCGTTCAGTGCGGTTTCGTCCTGCCATCCAAGATCGACATTATGATCAAGCACACCGGCTTCGTTACCTACGTTGTTAGGAGACGCAGAAGCGATGATTTTGGGAATGGAGTACGAATCAATCAGCTTTGTAATGTTCTTGCTGATCTGCCGACGGACATTGGCCTGCCACCTGTCGAAATTGGCGCACATCATGCGCTTGTCTGCATTGGACAGTTTCCATTCGAATTTTTTGGACTGGCAGATGACAAGAGAATCCGTTTCGATACCCGGACCGGAAATGGTTTCAGGATGTTCGTTGTTATCGGTATTCATACCGAAAATATCAAGATCCTGCTCTACGCCATAAATAACGCGTGCACCGCAATACAGATCTTCTTCTGACAAAAAATCGCTACGTGCGATTACAGGCGTTACAGAGCAAATCTGATAGTTGTACACAATGGAAGAGGACAGCTTGTCCGGTGCCCAAAAGGAACCTGCCATCCCGCGGTATCCGCTTGCATCTAAAAAACGTGACATAAATGTTTCCCTTTAAAAAGATTGTATCTTCTCGTAAAGCGCACGAGCTTCTTCCGAATTACGCTTTCCGGAGCGCGAAAGCTCCTTCAGGCGTTGTGACATCTTGAGAAACTCTTCTCGCCGTTGAGATTCATTTTTTTCCTGTGGCCCACGTCTCATTGCCGATTCAAGCGATGCCGTCACAGCATCGGTCTTTTGGTTGCGACTTTTCTTGGCACTTGTTTGTTCGTCATAATTGCGAACGCATTTGTTTAAAACATTGAGCGCTTTATCAACATCAACAGTGCTGTTGGCATTAAGCAGTGCTGTAGTGGCATAACGCACTTCCGTATTATTATCGACCCATGCCATAAAGGCAGGATCCCTCGATAATTCCTGCAATCTCGAAGCAGGGTTTTTAGGATTCAGCAACGCATCGTTTCGATAAGCGTTGATACGTGCCGCCCTTTCCTGTTCAAGAAGTTCTTTTACCTTCGCGTCTACATCATATTTCGGCGCAAATTGCCGCGCAGCTACCGCAGCCACTTTTTTGACAATGGCAAGTTGCGAAGGATCTATTGTTTCCTTTTCCTCATCCGACAAGATATCGTCAATGGAAAAATCCTTAAGCCGCTGCTCTTCTATCATTCTGTTTGCACTGTCCAGTTTTTCCTGCAACGCAGCGAGCTGGCTTTTGTACTGATTCTCCATGACGGAAAGGGTGTTCTCCAGAGCAGCGGCTCTTTGCTGTTCAGGAATGACACGGCCCTTCATTGACGCCAACTGACTTTCAAGATTGGCAATCTTGGCACGAAGATCTTCTCCTGTATCGTCGGATTTTTGATTATCTTCCGTCGGGACTTTATCCACCGCATTCTGCGATTTCTCAATCAGGATATCGCTTTGACCATCGTCATTGTTCACTGGTTCATCCTGATCGCCATTGGCTTCCGCATTCAGTTTTTCGTTCATCTCTTCAACCGTCATGCCATGCCGTTTGGCTGTTTTCGCCTGTCTTTCCGCAAAGATTTCTTCAAAGGATTTCATTCATTTCTCCTAGCGCCTGCTGACGTCGGCTCTGTTGGGCGACTCATTGAAGGCGGTAATTTTGTTTACGAATTTAACAATGGCGGCAGCGCTTGCCGTTACATGCAACAGCTCTTCGTGCCTTACCATTTTGGAAGTGCTACGATACAGGGCCAGTTCTTCATGATATGCAACAGACTTAAGCAGGCTTTCAAGACGCCCGTTCATAGCGATCTCTTTTTTCAATTCAGCAAGCGCCTTGTCATAAGGCAACTGCTGTTCCGCGATGGTCGACATCAGCCAACCTCTTACATCCCGCGGCGTTTACGGCATGACGCGCAGCCCGTATTGACGATCAAAGGTGCTGGCTTGTTACCGGATACCGCACGTCTTGTATTGGACGGTGTAACCATAGATGGCGATGCACTTATTCGATGGGTTACAATACGATCTGGTTTGCTAAAATATTTAGGCGCGGTAGCCATGATTCCTCCGTGAAAACAATATGACTTATGGTAATATAAAATTCAGCTCATATTACCATAAGTCATATAAAGGAAGATGTCAACAGGAGATTGATATGAAACAGCTTAATAAAATGTATATAGGGGAAGAGGGTAAAGCCACATCAGTTGTCCTCCCCCCCCATCCTCTCAAATACCGGTAGCAACCGTTTTTTATATGGCGGTCAACACCGCTCCGGCAGGATATTTGATTTGTGACGGGAGAGCGGTAGAACGAAGCGCCTATCCTGAATTGTTCGATGCTATAGGAGCAACCTATGGAGAAGGTGACGGATCGACCACCTTCAACCTGCCTGACCTGATCGGGCGGTTCGCCGAAGGCAGCGTGACACCGGGAACGGTGAAGGAAGCGGGACTGCCGAACATTACGGGTGTAGCAAATACCGTCAGTATTGGTAAATTTTTTCTCGGGACATCTGATTATGGAGGGGCAATATCATACGTTACTACAGCAACTAATGTAGATGGCAGTCTCCCTACTGGTTTACAAACGCAAACGACGGGCATTAATTTTAACGCCTCCCGCTCAAATCCTATCTACGGCAAAAGCAATACCGTCCAACCTCCCGCTCTGACATTATTGCCTGTTATCAAATACTAATCGGTCGAGGGCTTTGTTCCCTCGGCATAAACAAACCGGAAACCTTCTATTTTATTCAGGTTGCCATAATTAATGACAATGGTATCTTCCTTTTTGACTGGCATCATAATCTTTGCTGCATTGTTGGCAGTGATGCTTTGCATTACACCACAGTGACATGTGCTATTTACAAAATTGATGTAACCGGCATTACTTTCTTCAGCATAGGCCGTTACGCATAAATAACCGGTTTCCGGTGCGGTTATTGTTTTTGGATTTGTATCAAGGGAAAGATTTATAAAAGAACTGGATGGTGCAAAAAGAGTTGTCAGCTCCTGTCTTGATAGCGGTGGGGGGGGAGGACAACTGATGTGGCTTTACCCTCTTCCCCCTATATACATTTTATTAAGCTGTTTCATATCAATCTCCTTTAATTCCACACGCATACCACATATGGCTTGAAAATCCCTGAACGTAAAAAGACGAGGCTGTCTTTTTTGAACACATTCCACTGACATCGGAGCACGTTCTCATGTCTACATTTTCTATACTCGTAAACCACTCCTCATTAATTAATGCCGATATAACAAGCGTGTAATCAGGCCCGCTAAATGGACGTAAAAAATCCACCTTCACTCCCGCATAATTGGCTGTAGCTCTTTGAAGGCCGCCCTGTTCAAGCCAGCCATCGCTCCATTCACGCCACCAATTACCGTGCATATCGTTATACGTATTGATTACGGTTATTGCAGTAAGGAGGGGGGGGGCAATACCTACAGAAACCGCTTTCCCGTTTTCTTCTACATAACACGAAACTATATTTTTCATTCAACTCCTTTCAATTTATATATTCGTATGCGCGTTTCTTCGTCTACCATGTTATCAATATTAGCTGAATAGGCTTGTAAAATATGCCCTTTGCTGGAATACATTCCAGTAACGACCAAAGCATTGACACCTGAAAATGCCGGAAATGCCGCATTTAAATCAATAGTGATATCAGTTAAACCTATCATTGACGGTGCCGCAGACAACCGTGTTCTATATAGTATGTATGCGTCGTACGGTACGACAAATTCAACATATCTGCCATCCGGTTCATGCTCGCCAACCTGTTTCCATTCATACGGCTTTGGAATTTCCGTGTATTCACTGCTTATGCATACAGCATCAACAATCATTTTTTTACCTTGTGCCGTTATATTATCCAAAGACGTGTTCGCTTTTTCATTAACCTGTTCTGTCGTAGCAAAGTCAAAACCTACCTGTTTTGCCTCTCCGTTTTCTCCAGTGTAAACGGTCTTGACGACTTTTATTTTATCTCCCCCCCCCCATAATCAATCTCCTTTATTGATTTATCATTGATTGACGAACTGCTTCATACCTGTCTATACAATAATTCAATTTCTTTATTGCCTCGTCTCCACGCTGTGCGATGGAGACAAGACGGTCAGCATCTCCTTCGTCAAGTTCGGCTCTTCCTTTTCCAGATCCAGCGACGGTATTTGCGGGCATTGTGCAGGAACGGGCGTTGACTGACAGGCGCAAACGGCCATTGCGGATATCACGACGAAGAGTATCATTAATGCTCTTTTGCTTCTGCAATTCCCTGTTGTGCTCATCTTTCATCCTGTCTTTTTCCGCTGCCATGTCCTGTTCCAGCTTTCGCGCCTTTTGCTGCTGTTCAACCACAGCAGCCATATGCTCCTCTTTCATCCGGTTCAACGTGTTTCTTGTCAGCCACCCACAAAAAAGAGCACCTATGACAAATCCGACAACGGCACAAAGCAGCATTTCTTTCATGATATCTTGCCGGTTTCTGTTTCCATAACGGATTCTTTAAAATATTTCCGTTCATGAAACTCCGCCTGCTTTCCCAAATTCCATCCCGATACCGGTCTGTGATAGCCCATGACTCTTGTCCATATTTCACATCGCGTTCTTTTTTCTTGAGGCAGCTCTTTATTCATTCCAGAATACTCCTGTAATATGCTTGTTGTCGTTTACTTCTATGGTAGTCACCTGATCCGCATTTTCATACCATCCGCCAAACACCTTGCCTTGCGGTGCATCAGGCGTGTATTGCGTCAAATCCAACTGCTGACCGCGTTGTACCTCTATGGACTTCGGAACACCTGTCAAGGGTTCTCCCAGATCTCCGGTCAACCACACAACATGACGTATCGGATACCAGTTATAAGGACAATCATCTCCTTCATAATAAACGATTCTGACTTGTCCATGCGCCCCATCTCCGCCATAGGTATCGCATGATGTTGCATAGTTCACGTCTCCAACAGAACCGCCACCACCTCCCGGCGCTTGCGGAACCGTATCTTCTATGTGCTGGCATTGTGTAAACGTGACGTCAACTCCTCCACCGCCGTTCCCTGCATGTACACTTTGACCGCCCGGACCGCCATACAAGCCTTGCTCCGTCAACGTACGCTCCACGAACTTTTATTTCAGCAAAATTTTCGGATATCACAAAATCATGGAGGGATATCGTGCCTTCCATATTGTCTTCCATGACTATAAGATTTTCGTTCTGTTTATACGTGTATGAATATAAATACTGACCGACAATCTTTTGTCTTTCCGTATCGTACGTGCAGGAGCAACGGTCGTCCTCTCCAAAATCCGACACTCTGAAATATATTTTATCCGGAGTTTCAACCCCGTTGGCTTCGATGACAAGCGTGCGCCCTGTCAGGTAAAAGGCGACAATGGTTATGCCGTTTGGAAGCGTCATGCTTCCATTGACCACTTCTCCCGCTATGCCGCTCGCATAACCGACGCTCTGATCGTTTACGTTCCCGGGCTTCAAAATGATCGTTGTCGCAAGATCAACGGTCACGTCCTCATCTTTGTCAGGTGCCACCATTATATCCCCCCTTTATTCCAACTTACAACTTGTAATCTGTTCCTGCCTGTCCCATACAAACCCTGTATTCAAGGTTCCGTCGGTTGGCAAGTCCTTTTGAATACTTTCCCTTTATATACACCCATCTTTTCAATTGGGCGCACGCTTCCGGATATCTTTTCTGATTAAGCAATTTAAGCAACGTGGACTTTTTGAAATTTCCTATTCCAACATTGTACGCAAAAGATGCATACGCATCGAACTCATGCTGATACAAGGGGACTTTTATATAGGGTCTTATTTGATCCGCATGAGAATCAAGGCTTTTCAAAAGTTGCTGTTTGGCACGTTCAGGCGTTGTAGTGTCTCCAATCTTCACCCCTTTCGTTTCTCCATATCCAATTGTTGGAACACCACCCTCATCGAGATATGCCTCTTCACGGTAACCCTCGAACTGCGCAACCATAGCCACCGCAGCGGCAGAGACCGACAGCGCCATAATGGCTTTTCGTATTCTGTTTACAGGTATTGCCATGTCCTATCCAAACAGCAATCTTGTTCAATCCTTGTCCAAGCCGATCAGCCTGTAGCATAATCCTGCGCTAATGGTGGTGCTGAATGTGAATCTTATTCTTGTGAAATCTTCTTCACCGTTACAAGGTTCCTTGAAGCACTGTGTCCATTTCACCGAATACGGGATGATGGAACTATAGTTGTCAGAAAAAGCTACATTCGAAACATCTATTTTGCCTATAAGCGTAATATCAATTTGCGACAGCTTTTCAATAGAAATGAAATCCCATTGTTCCGCCGTGCCGTCGCTATATTTTACGTATCTTCCCCAAGGTCCTATTTTGAAAGTCAAAACAGGTTGATGAACGTACAACGGTTGCGCCGTCCCCCCCCATCAGGAATACCCAGATAAACCTGCTTTATAAGTTTCTGATTCATGACTGATCATCCCCCCCCTTTATTTTTTACGCGGTTTTCCGCCGGTCTTTTTGCTGGACTTCTGTTTACTGCAAGCCATGTTGTTTCCTCCATTTGCACTTTGTTGATATACAAGAACCACTTCGTTATTTCCCAATTCCGTACCCTCACCGGGATCGGTATCCTTTACCATTATCACAGGCATTTTATTCTGCAAATCGGAAAGGCTATTTTCCAGATCGGCAATCCTGCTCTTGCTCGACTCCTCGCCCTGTTGCAATTCCTCAAGCTGGAATTTCAGTTGGCTTATCGCGGTCTGCGCATCATCGACTTTCTTTTCCAGACTTTTCAGATCAACCCCGAATAACAGCTTTCCTAACTAATTGAACATGCTATCTCCTTGTTTTAAACGGATTTATCGTGCTTACGAACATTGCATTATAGTCACTGATTTCTGCTGCGGGATCGGCGTCATGTGCAATCCGCATCTTCAAAGCCGATTGAAATTTCCAGCCAAGATATAATCTGAAACACTTCCCCGGAAAGGACGGAAACACGATATAAAGCATCCACCTTGCCTTGAACGGATTCTTTGACGTTGTTGCCGCCCATACTCCGGAATAATAAGGCTTGTCTCCCGTCTTGGGATTTCCACATGAATAAAGCTTGTCGTCCTTATACACCCACGTATTGAGCACATTCCATGACCAGCCATAAGCTTTATTGCGCCACAACCAGAACGTACGCTGTACATACAAGCCTATTTTCGGATGCTTGGCTACAAAATCCGCCCATCTTTCATAGTGCCCCCTGTCTCCCTCTATCGGATTGTCGGGAGTCAACCATAAACGAAGAGGATTGTTTTTCGATAGCGTCACGTCTCCATTACCATCAGCAAACAAGGCGATGATCGGTGCCAACGGAAACGCCAAAAGCGATGTCACTATGTCAAGAGGTAAATATAAAAACCATATCATTATTGCGTCCACCCTATCGCATACCACCTTACATTAGCTGTTAGCTGGTTATTGTAATAATCCAATACAATATGGTCATTTGCTTCTTCCGTTATACAAGGAGCGTCTACAATAAGCTCTAAATTCACTACGTTTACATAATACAAAACGTAAAACGGTATCTGAAAAACTACCGTCACACCGCCAGAAGCGGGTACTGTTGCAACGCCTCCCTGTTCCAAACGTCCATCGCTATATTGAATTATAAAATTACTATTGTCTCCTGATCTGGTTACAACAGTCGGTATCGTCGGCTTGTTCAATAAATCGTTATAGCTTCCTGTTGTCGCCACTGTCGCCAGATCAGGTTTATTCAATATGTACCCCCCCCCATCCGCTTCAGTAGCATTCCAGTCAGCATTACCACCGAAAAACCGGGTTGCCATTTCATCTTGTCCAACATAAGCCTTTAAAATTTTTCTCTGATTCATACGTCCCTACCATATCTCAACGCTACATAACCGGGAGCGCCCGCCCCCCCCGCAACACTGTCTCCACCTGCACCACCGCCGGAACCATACCCTACGCCAGCTTGACCAACACATCCGTTACAATCCCAATTGTATCCAGTTCCACCTGTTCCCAGTGCGCTGTTTCCGCCATTGCCGGGATTGCCGTTATTGCCTGCCTGCCCGTCAATCCAGTTTCCTTCGTAATTTCTTGAGCCGCCACCACCCGCTCCGGGAGTTGGTGTCTGGCCTTCCGGAGCTGTTGTCTGTCCTCCTCCATATACTACGCAATCACGGAAGGACGAGTTACCGCCTGCTGTACCGATATAATATGCACCGCCCATTCCTTGAAAGACGCCTCCTGCTCCACAGCAAATGTATATGGATTCTCCGGGCGTTACACTGATAACCCCTTTGAAATATCCTCCACCGCCTCCGCTGGCTCCTATATGAGCCTTGCTTGTGCCATAGTGCCCTCCTACTCCTGCCGAGCCACCAGCCTGCAACTCCACTTCTATACGAGTAGTGTCTGCCGGCACTGTGAAGTAATAACAGGATCCCGGTACCGTCGGCTGTGTTATGCTCCCGGTGTTATCTTCTTTCATCTGTCGGGCGATTTCCCGTATTCTGTCTTCCAAGAAATTCTGAACGCCAAGGCCAAATTTGATCGGCACTGCGTGGTTATCGTTCTTGGCTTCGCCCTTATATGCCTTGTCAATCGGCACTGCGCTGCCGTTGCTGGCCGAACGTGTTTTCTTCTCGTATGGGTTGTATGGAATGACGATTTCCGTCCTTCCATCATCGTATACATAAGTCGGCGTCAACCTCTTTACGATGGTATCAACGAGAACCCAATCTATGCCGTTTCCCATTACGAACTCCATTCCTGACGACAAATATCACGAATATAAGAATCGAAAGAGGCCAGATCGAACATGTCTACGGTAAACCACATTCTCTTTGCCAAATTGCTTCTGTCACCAACAACAAGCTGATGCAATAACACTTCTTTTACACTCATGTCCCCCCCCCTAATTACTTGTTAAATATCACCAAGTCACAATGATAATTCCATTTTCTCCTGCACCGCTAGGCATATCAATAACACCTTGTCCTCCTGCACCATACCCTGTAAAAAACGGAGATGCTCCGCCGGGACAGGGCGTTCTGTTGTTTCTGGTAGCGTTACCGGTTCCCTGATTTCCATTAAGCTGCTGTATAACCTGCGTTACACCTTGTACAGTCGCGATACCCGCGGCTCCTCCTTCTGCGTAATCTGGCCCTCTGCCACCTCCGCCGCCGCCACCGCCGGTACATGTTATATAAGAGCCGAATGATGTTGTTCCGCCTGCTATTCCAAGAGCCTCACCTGAAACAGACGCTCCTCCCGCTCCAATAGTTACCGGAATACCGGAATTTGGTGTAACAGCTATAATTGCCTTGGCATATGCCCCTGAACCTCCTCCCGCTCCGGCTCCCCAATCACCGTGTCGTTCCCACACTCCCGCTCCGCTTCCACCGGCTCCCTGACATTGAACCGTTACGGATGTAACACCCGACGGCACATTGAATGTAAAGGAACCGGGTGTTACGAATATGGCCTGATTGTCCGATGATATGATTGCCTGAATTTCACTCACGCGTTCGGTAAGGCTTTCTATCTGTGACTTCAACCACATAAGATCAACGCCGAATAAATCTTCTCCGACCAATCTTACTTTTTCCGCAAGATTGGTCGCCCCCCACATAGAACTTTTTCAAATCGCGACTTTTCATTTCATTACGTCCTGTGATTCAGGTCATGCAACACTTCCATACGACCTTTCAATAATGTTACTTCCGATCTCAATTCAGACACTTCTTCTTTCAGGCTGTCATGATTGGAATCAACCAAATCTATTCTCTCCATAAGCCTTATTTCCATGTTATGAACATTATCCTTTTCATTAACAAGCAAATTGCTTATGTCATCAAGCCTGTTGTTGAGCCGTTTGAAGAAGTACCACAATACAGAAGAAATGCCGGACATAAGCCCTAATACTGCATACATAAGCATTTCAGGTGTTATAAAATCCGGCATGATTATCTCCCGCTCGTTACGACGCCTGCGTCCATTGAGCCGTCAATGTAACGTCAGCCGTGACCGTTATCTGGCTTCCCGGAGTGTGAGTCGTTGACCCATCACTATAATTGTTGAATGTATACCCTGTTCTTGTCGGTGGCGTTGACGGAATGGTATATAGCGCATTGTTCAATACCGATGTATTGCTTAGCAAATTCTGAACATCTTCCGCTTCCGAGCCTGAAACATATGTAATGTTCCATGTTTATACTTCTTCGTATACAAAAACGATATGCCCTGTTTCAAGCGGAGATCCTGCTCCCGGGTCTTCCGTAGTCCATGCTATGCCGCGATCATAAAACAGCTTCTTGTCAGTTCCCAGTTTAAGGTCGTTTCCACTGTCAGAAGACAGCAGCCCTTCGCCGGTAACCAGCAATTTTTCATCCGTTCCCTTTGTGATAAGATTGCCTTCGTTTGTAGAAATAATTTCATCGACGTCTGAAATACCACCGCTTTTTTCTACATACAACTTGCCATCGCTTTTTACGGTAAGCTGATTGTCAGCTTCGGATGATACAAGGCTGTTGGCATCTACCTTGGCGAACAACTTGTCATCCGATCCTTCAACGATAATGTTATTGGCATCTGTAGAAATAAGATCGGAAGGAACGACTTCTCCCTTTTCAACAAACAGACCATCGCTTTTCACGACAATCTGGTTGTTCGACTCCTTGGACACCAGCGTATTCGTATCTACCTTGGCATACAGCTTGTTATCCGATCCGGTTACTATGATGTTGCCTGCATTGGTAGATATCAAATCGGAAGGAACGACTTCTTCTTCCTCAACATACAGCTTATCGTTTTTGATAACAAGGCTGTTTCCGGCTTCTGGAGATACCAGATCGGACGCTTTTACAGGATCGACTTTGGCGAACAGTTTGCTGTCCGTTCCCTTGGTGATTATATTGTTGGCATCTGTAGAAATGAGATCACCGGGGACAACATCTTTTGTTTTTTCAACAAACAACCCACCGTCCGATCCCGTTGTGATAGCGTTATCTGCGCTATCCGATATGAAATCTTTCGGATTGGACGGATCCACTCTGGCATACAGCTTGTTATCCGATCCGGTTACTATGATGTTGCCAACATCTCCGGAAACAAGATCACCGGCTACAACGGAAGCTGCCGTCTTATTAACGTAAAGCTTGCCGTCCGTTCCGATTTCAAGAATATTGTTTTCCTCGCTCGATACCATATTCGCTGGCTTGACGATAAGTTTCCCGTCTTCCGCCACTTCCAGCATGTTCGGCGTAATAGCCGATACGATTTCGTTAAGATCGGATCCGCAATTCAGGGCCTCGCAAATAGCCGCTTTATCTTCCGGCGAAGCACTTATGATAGCTGCCTTGAGCTCCTCCGTAAAGTTTTCACATGAAACCAAATTAACCATACTCTGTCTCCTATAAACAACCGCTGTTATTCACTAGCCTGCCATACTGCCTTGAACACAGAAGGCTTGACAGTATTCCATTCATCGTCATTCCATTTGACTTCTTCCGAAGGCGAATATGTTTTATCGCCGTTTGCCGTATCCTGCCAGTTCACGAAAGTGAATCCCGTTCGCGTCGGTGTGTTTCCCGACACCGTAAACCCGACGGCAGGATTATAAGACTGCCCGGACGGCATATTTTCGGCTTCCCCATCCGTCGTATAGCTCATGACAAATTCCCATACTGCATATAACGTCAAGCTATATCGTTCGGCTATTGGCGATCCCACTGCATAATCAACGGTCTTGCAATCCGGTGACTTGCTCCATCCCCTGAACACCGTGTTTTCAGGCTCTTCGCTCCATGCCGGTGCATTTACCGACTTGCCTGCTTCGACGATCGCCTTGGCCGGGACTTCTCCCCCTATGCCGGAAAACAGATTTACATAAGTGATCGCTATGGTCTTGGTTATCGGCTTGTCTTGTGGACAAGTCATGTCAACAGGCTGGTATGTCCCGTCATTGAACAATATCCATGTCCTGTCACATCTTTCGAATGTGCCTACAGCCAGCTTCGGCATGGATAGTATATGAACCTGAACCGGCTTGCCCGTTACAAGTTCTATTTCATTCGGTATGATTACAGACGGCCTTTCCTCATCGTCATCGCTTTTTTTCGGAAAGCAACCGCATGACGGAAAATCAAGCGCCTCACCGACTGCATATCCTATAAGATCTCCACCATCTGCACCGCATCCTGCGTTGACTTCTACCGTAGCCCCTTCTCTTGGAGACGGATAAATGTAGCCTATCGTCGTTCCGTCACAATCCTGTAGCGCAACTGTGGCATCAGGCGGTTGCTGGTCCGGGCGGAAAGCCGCCCCTCCACCGGGCAATGGCATGGTAGCAAAATAACCGCACGGAGTTTCCGTCGGCTTCCATCTCATCTCATTGCATACAGTAGTCTGCTGCTTGTTGATGACGTGATCAATACAGGCTTCTACACCGGTATCGGTCCATTCACGAGTTTCTTCATTGCGCCATTCCGTCTGGCCGTACTGGTTTACGTATTGCCGACTTATCTGATACGTATCGGAATCATCCGTCACTATGCAGTTTTCACGACCGGTAGCCGTCCATATCGCCCCGCTGGTATCGACCTCAACCCAACGCAAATCATTGCAACGATTGGTCTGCTGCTTTTCGAGCTTGCCGGATTCAGAAGTTCTGGTTTCTCCGGTATCGACCCATGAAACCGTTTCCCCATCTTCCCATTTCAGTTGACCATACTGGCTCCTGTATTCGTTGCTTATCGTATAGGTATTGGACTCTGCGCTTGCGTTTATGCACCGGAAATTTCCTGTCGGAGTCCATACAATACCTTCGTCATCTACAAGAACCCAACGAAGGTCATTGCATATAGTGGCCTGCTGCTTGCGTACCGTACCGCTGCCCGTGTCTTCGATAACCCCGGTGTCTGTCCAGTCCCGGGTTTCTTCGACTTCCCACTTTCTCTGATCGAACTGGTTGATATACTCCCGTTCCACCGTATAAGTGGCAGAAGCGGTATCATCGCCTATATCGCACCGGACATTCCCGGTCGCCGACCACTGCACCTCCGACTCGTCAACATCCACCCATCGCAAATCGCCGCACTGATCCGTCTGCTGACGCTGTACCTTGTTATCCGTCGTAATCTGATACTCACCGGTATTTGTCCAGACAAGATCCCCGCATTCTATCCAACGAGTGTTGCCAAGACCGTCGTCTTCCTGACATTCCAGTTTGTCTGTTTTGATATTGCATCGCTGCTTGTCATTGAGCTGCCAGTCCGGCTCCGCACATATTACCGGACATCCTCTCATGCCCGGATCAAGCTTGTTTGTATTGGTAGTCGTATTGAACAGGGCCATGACGGAGGCAGTCCCGATACCATCGCCTTTGTACACCGCCACCATCAGGGTGTTCTGGGGAGCATCGAGAACGATAACCGGATTGTCCTTCGTCATTCGTACCGGCGGATATTCTCCCGCTGCCGTACATTCCCCGCATACCAAGGGCTGCGACGCTTCTATTTCAGGCTCTTTTTGCGGAACCGAAATACAATCGCAATACTGTCCCAGATCTCCTGCTTTTATTTTCAGGATGTTAAAGGTGATTTCATCCCCTTCAATAAGCCCAATACCGCGTATCGTTACCTGATGCCTGAACCCGAATATCGGACTTACATTATTGAACTCACCGGGATTGAACAGATTGAACCATCTCGTTTTAGGATCGACATCAATCATATTCCCCTCCTTCGTTTATTGCGTTTATAGCCGATGCCGTTTCATCCACCGTCCAAGGAATAAGGCCCATGACGTGATCGTTCAACATTCTCGTCTCTGTGGATTGCATGGTCAGCCTGAACCCCACTATGTCGTCCTCATCCTTGATGTGCCGTACCGCCCGCATGGGCTGGCCTTGAGGCGCGCTTATGACGGCGACAGGATTGTTTTTCTTCAATATGACAGGAACCCCGTTATATTGAAGAACGGCCTTGGATGTAACAACAGGAGGAGTGACTACAGGAGGCGGACACTTGCACATTTCAGAATCCATGCCGGGAGCATATACAAGCTCGAAATGAACATAGTCCTCATCGTTCAATCCCATCGCAACAAAGGTAAGCTCCCCTCCTACCGGTATTTCGAAAACACGAGATGCATCAGACAGGCTTCCCTTGTCCAGCAATACTTCCCTGTCAACCTTCGCCATTGCAGTTCTCCATGATCTTCATCATTTCGTCACTTACCGTGTTTACAACCGTCTGCAACATGGTGACGTCGCCTATCGGAAGATCAAGGTCTATCTTCTTGTGCCAATACACCAGCTTTACGCCATTGACCTTGCCGCCATTCTGCACATGAATATTACGCTCCATGCCTGATCTGTTGGTCAGTTTCATAATCGCCGACCCGGTCGGATCATATCCTGTAACCGATCCGAAAGCGTCCCATCCGATATGGTAAAGTCTTGCTCCAACCGGTACACTTCGTCCTGCTATTTTTATTTCCATGTCTTACCTCGTCATATTGGGGAAATCTGATTCAAATTATAACTCTGTACTCCATTAGGCTGTACTACGTTCGATGCAGGGATATTGCCGGACCTTCCGTCAAGTGTAGGTGCCTGTGGTCCGGCTGGAGTTACGCCCTGTACCGGCTGATTGGCGGCAACGGCCAAGGCGTTTTCTATGACCGGATCGGTCAAGCCAAGGGCGTCTATCGGAAAGCCAGCCTGCTCAAGCAACTGGCGAATGGCGTATTCTATGGGCTTCTCAAGATTGGGAACTCCCTGTGACCGCGCTCCAAGCAACGATGGTAAAATCTGCTGCTGTTTTTGCGCTTGCAGGTCTTCTTTGAGAAGGCCAGTTATGCCACGGACTTGCAAATTTATATCCTGACCGTCTCGCAGCTCCGGCTCATTAATCATAAGATATTGAAATAATCCTGTAAACATGGGTTCTATCAACCGCATATCCTCATTGATAGCCATACCCTTGATCGTTCTCAATGCGTTGGAAACCCGCTGCGTATATTCGCCAAGGCTGGATCTGCCGAAGTCCTGTGCGCTATACGCAAACGCCGGAATACCGCAGTCTTCATCCGCCATGCGCAGAAAACCGGATATCTGTGTCATGATCAAATGATATTGCGCCGATACCGTATTCATGGTTCTCAACGCATCCGGCATACTTCCCGTCGCTCCGAACCTTTCTTCCACGCCATATCCGAAACCGGGCTGAAGATTTCGTGCATCATTCGGATCTGAAAATGCGCCCGGATTGTACAAAACAGGCGGTCTGGCCGACCAGTCAACATTATGCTCGAATGTGTGAAGCAATCTGTTGACGCGCTGCTCCGTGTCCCACAACATTCCCGCCAGACCGACATAATCGAAATGGCTTGATCCAAGCTCGACAAACGGGGCACCAAAATAGGTTCTGGTCTCTCCTTCCGGTTCCTTTATAAGCAGACATCTTATCGTTCTGCCGCCCACGATTTCCACTCTGGCGCTCATATAATCAAGAGTGTCTATGCCGTGGATGCCATAATCCGCCAGCTCACTGCCGGAAAAATAGCCCTCATGAATCAGAATCGGTATCTTTTCGTCCAGATCCCAGAAATCATTGTCATCGTTTCTGTCCGTGGATTCTTGCAATATCCATACCCAATCCCGGTTTTTCGTTTCGAACTCTTCCAGCACATCCCGAATGGCGCTTTCGTTATATCCCGGCGTCTTGGCGCACTGAATCAGTTGGGCCTTGGTTATGTAGGTTATCTCCGTGTTTCCCGTATTGGTTTGCAGACTGCCGTCCTTGCCGTCGTCTATCGGGTAAAAGTCATGTACACTGACATATCCGAACGTCGGTATGACAACCCAGTCACGCTTCACTCCGGACGTTCCGGTATATGAAATATAAGGTTTGGCTCTCCATATCGGAAACCGCATGTAGCCCATGCCGTAAAGCGCCTGATCCCGCTTCATGCCTATGTACGCCTGCCTGAATCCGCCTTCTATGGATATGTCGCGCATACGCGTTTGCATGCGCATGGCCGCCTGCGATGCTTCAGTGACTATACGTGCCTGCTCTGCCTTTTTAAGCGCTATGGCACGTTCCTGCAAAAAGTATTTCACCCTGTCATCAACCTTGCCTTTTGAAGTCAACAACAGGGACAGATCCGCAATACCGGAATCCTGCGCATGACGGTACACTTCCTGCATGAGATAAAACCGTATGCGGTCAAGGGTTCCCTTGTCTATGGTAGGCTCCGGCGTGGCCTGACAGGTAGCCATAGCATCAAGTTGCGGCAAGACAAGATCGACTCCCCAGTTTACCGTCGCGTTGACTTTCTGCTGTGTAACGCCATAATACCGCGACGGCGTAAACCCGAACGCCATCTCTATATCCGCCGCATCTTCCGCCGTGTATTCACGCGCGTATTGCTTCTGCGCCCGTATTCTGGCGCTCCACACCGTCTTTCCCTGATGCTGTATATAAGACTGCTGACGTTCGTATGAACGCCTTGTACGAGCAGCCGCTATCTCGGCAATTTTATCCTGCCCCTTCGGAGACAGTCGTTTCTCTTCCGCCATTCGAAATTCCTATCTGCTGTTCCATCCTCCAAGCGCACGAGGCTTTCTGTTCTGCATAGCCAGAATATCAGACAACCGCATGTTGTTGTATGTCATGTCGTACGCTTCTTCCGACATCTCCATTCCCTTGAGCTTCATGCGACCGTTCAACAAATCCGCCCCGCTTGTTGCGAGATATATGGCAAACGTTTGCAGGGCATCCGCAAAATGGCTCGTCCAGTCATGAATAGGCACCTTGCTTAAAATATTGCGCTCCTGATCGAACGCAAACCTGTACTGCTTCAACGTGTCCAGAATGAAAGCACAGTCCTTCGCAGGATCGTCAACCGGCTCTTCGCTCTTGTTCACTTCCATTATCCGTATGAGCTGCGATGACGCCGATATGCCGTCGCTCTTTCTCGACGGCTTGCCTACCGGCGTGAACTTTATCCCGTAATTCAACGCCTCCGCATACCGTGATATCCCGTCAAGATCCCACGTCTTGGACATGACATCATGCGGACCGACATGCTCACCGTACCGGTACGGCTTTGACCTCAACTCTTCCGCGCAGGTGGCAAGGCCCCTGTTTTTTATAGACGACCAGTCTATAAGCCGCGGGACACGATTTATAATCTGCCAGTACAATATGACCGTACCATCCGCAGAGCCTATATCCCACGAAGTATGCACCGGGTATCTCGGATCGTATTTTATGGGGAACGCCCTGTCCCTTTCGCATTCGACCAGCTCTTCAGCCCATACGGCCCCTACTACCGCGGCTTCCCATTTGGACTCGAACTCCTGTGAAAACAGCGCGTCACCGAGCACCGCCCCGTATCTCGCCCTGTATGTCTGCCTCGTCTTGTCAAGAAGCTCCTTGGAAAACACATTGACATCGTATGCGGACAAATGGCTGGCGTAGCTGTGCGGATCCGCCTTGGCGTCCATATACTCGTTGTAGAAGTGATTCTTTCCACGAACGGAAGATACATGTATGGACCACCCGTTGTTTTCGAGCAGCATAGGCTCGAAATAGGCGAAAGCGTCGGGACGGGATATCGCCGCTTCCGACATGACTATGCCGACGGGAGACCCGCCGACCAGACTGTCGATGTTGTCCGACCCTATCAACTGCCACACGGAATTATTGTGGAACGTTATTTTCATCGACTGGTTGTCGACGTGACGTATAAGCTCCGGCGGAAAAATGTCCTTCCACCGTTCACGCTGCGTCACCGGATTGCGCATGTCCCACAACACCTTTCTGGCCTGCGCATACTCCGGCAGACAGTGATAGTACACACCAACCCGCTGATGCAGCTTCACCGCCGTTATGTGCATGGCGACCTCGTCCTTGCCTAGCCGACGCGCCCATGCAAGCACCGCTCGCCGAAAGGTCGGCTTCATGGCCTCCCTCCACACCGGAACCTGATAGAACCGCGGCTTCCATCCGTACGCGGGCAATGTGATATTAGCCATCTCCCGCCTCCCCGCCGTCTGTCGATGCATCAGGGCAGCACTCCATTATGGTACCACCCGTATCCGGAAACGTCGGATGATGCACTACGGGAAAGCCCGGAGGCTCGCACATGATGACGTTCACCTTAATGGTGAAACATTCGCTGAAACCATTCTTCAAACGAATGGAAAGACGATATACACCGTTTGGAAGATCGTCAGGTACAGGCCCTATCTTCACAGCACCCTGATTTTCCGTGTCCTCTTCCACCCTGACGGCTACGCCCGTACAGTTTCCGCATAGCCACGCCGTCGAAAGCGGGGGACAGTCCGACTTGCCAAGAACTATGTATGGATCATCCTTCGTCACTGTTATCATAAAGGCTCCGACGCAATCTTTCTTCTTTCACTCGGGTACAGACATCAAGCACAACGGCAAACAAAACGATACCAAGCAATACAAAAGCGGCAACGGTAAAAACCGTTCCGGTCATCAGGGCCAGCACCACGGCGATCGCCAACACCAAGACCCTTGTACCGGCGCAGCATTGGCAATATGGTGCGAACAGTTCCAGAAATTGCTGAACACCGTTCAGTGCGTCGATATGATCGCAGTGACACGGATTGATTTTATGATACCACGCGGCATCAGGGTCAGGCGTATAAAACTCTTCTTCCGGCGTCATTTTCTGTTTCTGCCTTTCGTGAACCCGACAGGCATCAGTCCCAAAATAACCGGCGGTCTGGAAAGAACGCCCTGCTCGATCGCATTTACCACAAGGTCTCTCGGCGAAAACCACCGTCTCGCCTCGACGATCCCGTCTCCCGTCACGTTGGGGCCTGTAGCCCTAAACGTCATTCGCGCTCCTTCTCCGGACATCGGCGTGAAAGTCGTATCTGTTTCGGCGTCATACACCTTTTCGAACATTCCCGGCCTGACATGCCCCCTTGCGTCCATAATACCCATTCAATTCCTCCTGTGTCGGCATTCTGTATTTGTCCGGCTCCCTCCATATGGCAGACAACGTGTGGTGCCTTGGATAAGACGATGGACAACTGCATAATATAATAAACACCTCGTTATCCGGCTTGTATACCGCCGGCATTCCCCTGACAAGTATTCTCGCCTGATCCGGTGTCATTTTTCCGCCGGGGGTTCTTCCACGTCCGGAATGTCGGACAACGACGAAAAGTCCTGTATGACCACTTTAAGCGGCCCGCCGTCCGGATTCACCAGCGCCTTTTTCTCGATGAACATCGGATCGTGCGCCTTTGCAAGCGCCAGCAGCAACGAGTCGCTGTACTGCTTCTCGACGCCTACCACTTCGCCCTTGTAGTACACGCTCTTGTCCACGCCATTCACGCCACGACGTATGACTTCCGCCCGGATCTCTTCCACGATATTGGCCCGGACATCCTGCTCCATCTCGCGAAACTCGTCACTTATCTCGCGTTCCTTCCTTATTTCCGCGAACGGGATCCCGGCCATCGTCGCCGCCTTGCGCTCCAGCCCTTTCGTCTCCCTTAACGCGTTGAGATACCGTCCTATAGCTTCTCCGTTCATTCAATCCTCCTCTGCATGAACCTAGCATAAAGCCCCGCTACAGTCAATAAAAAAGCCCACACATATTTCTATGTGCGGGCTTCCAAAGGATCACGAAACTACTTGAGTACGAGAATCAGGTCTTCTGATATGGACCAGTCTTTATTCTACACCATTCTTTTCCGTCTTTGCAAGAAAGTCGTAATATCTTTCCGTCACCGCATACTCCACATGTCTCATGAACAGCCGTATGTCCGTCACCTCCGCCCCTGTCTTGTACAGGGCATAAACCAGCAGCTCCGTCGCCACGTCCGTCGCCACGTCGTGCCTGTCGTAGTCGGACAGGCGAATGAACTCTATGGAAGCCAGTGTGTCTTTCGACAACTGGCCGACGATGTCATTTATCCGCTGCACGGTCAAATCTTTCCGTCCTCGTCCAGCGCCGCTCCAAGCGCCGCGTATCCTGCCAGATCGACCCACGAATCCCGCTTGCCCTTCGTCGTCAGTCGCGAGATCTTCAGCAGCGACATCATGGCCGCCACGTCCCGTGGCTCCACCGGTGTGCCGAGATACGCTCCCCACATGGCCGCTATGCGGGAAAACGACTCGTACGACGACCCGTAGTCCTCGCTCCTGTCTCCCGTCACGACCGCCTTGGCTTCATCCAGCAGTCTGGCCGCGCCGTCCTCCTTCGACGCCGTCACCGCCTTTCTGCCTATCTCCGTCGCCACCCGTTCCTCATATGTCATCATGCTTCTTCTCCCTTTCGTTTTCCTGTTTTATCAGCGTCGTCACCACGATGTCGTCCGCCTCCGCCACCGACAGCAGCCTCAATGCCGCCCTCATCCGCTCCACTCCCGCCTTCGCCGCGTCAAGCTCCCGCTGCGTCACAGGTGAAAGATAGTGAATGCGGTTTATCAACTGCCTTACCGGCTCGAGCCCGATATTTATGCCCTTGCGCTTCTCGATGATCCCGAACACGTCAAGGAACCCTCTTGCCGCCGGGATCAGCCTGTACGTCTCTCCATACATCATGTCGGAAAACACCGCCTCGCCTTTTTCGGAAACGGACAGCGTCCCCCGTGTATCAAGCTCGCTGATCATGTCGTCTATCGGCGCCATGATATATGACACCAGTACGGGGTTCGACGAGAGCTTCGGCGAGAAGCGCTTCGGTACGTACTTCCTGTTCCGCCTTTTACCGCCCGCCACGTCATGCCCTCCCTTCCCCGGGCTCCGCGACCGTCGGCTTGTGGCAGGGCCAGAATACCTCCCACAGTTTATTGTCCATTTTTATCACCGGGATCTTTTTGTCTCCGAACAGCCCGTACAGGCGTTTCGTCCTCGTGAATTTGCCGTCCCGCTTCATCCGCGCCCAATGTCCCGCCTTGACATCCTCGATGAACGAAACATGACCGTCCGGCTCGAACACCACATCGAGCAGCGCTTTCGGATACTCCCTCTGCGGACTTCTTATTTCACGAAGCCCCGCTTTTTGCAAACGTATCTCGCTGTCGAACGTCTCCCTGTTCTTCGTGAACAGCACAAGCTCTGCCAGCATGACGCGCTCCCGCTCCCACGCAATGACACTGTAGTCCCGCTGGTCTCTCAAAAACACCGCCTTTCTCATACCCTGTTCTTTCTTCTCAATGCCCGTCGTACATCCTTTCCGGATACCGTCTCTCCATATCGACGACAAACACATACTGAAACGCCGCTATCGTTCTGTCCAGCGTCTTCAACACGGCATCCGCCGTCGCCTTCTCCACCGTTCTCCACCTGTCCCCGTCCACCACCTTGTCCGCCAGCCCGAGCTTTTCCGCCGCCTTTTCCTCCTTCATGGCATCACAGAACCTCATCGCCCTTACATCGGTCACGACATACTCCATACCGCGGGACTGTACCGTCGCGTTCACCCGTACCGGAAAATGCACGCACAACGTACTTCCGTGGATATCGGAAAAGAATCTGACCGGATCGCCCCGCTCGTTACCGATTATGAAATCGTCTGAAACAACAATCGGAAACGGCACGACAAGCCGCGTCGCCGACAACGGTTTGTCCCTCATCAGCCTTTCGAAAAACTCCTTTTGTTGCAGCCTCATGACACGTCCTCTGTCGAGTACAAATTACCGCCAGCATGAACCAGCGTCTTTTGTCCTGTCACAAGCAAAAACAGTGTCCACGTCGAATAGGATATTTCCGTCAGCCCATACTCGTACCGCCACCATGTATTTCTCGTTATCTTCAGCAAGTCCGCCACCTTCTGTAGCGTAAGTTTCAGTTTTTTCCGTGTCGCCCGTATTTCCGCCGGTGTCGGGGGAACCCATTTTTCCTTCATTTACCACCTCCTTTTTTTTCAAATTGTACTACAAATTGTAGATGTCAGCAACCGGTAACCCGGAGACTCTTTCGTATGTAATGGGGTAGAGGGTCATATTGCAAGCTATAAAACATGAAGTGTATGCGCATTCATAAAACATGAAGTGTATGTGCATTCATAAAACATGAAGTGTATGTGCATTCATAAAACATGAAGTGTATGGTGACAAGTTGGTGCCTTTATTGGCTGCAACTCGCAACCGGGAACTGGCTGTTTGTAGGGAGCAGGGCGCTATGCCTGCCAGCAAAGGAGTCACACCATATAGGGTATAGGGGTGGGGAAACCGGGTACAGGGGATATATTTCAAGTTAGTAAGCACCCACTACCATCTCCTCGCGCGCGTACGTGTGTGTGCGTTATATTTGCTACGCTGCCATGTGTAAAAAAAAAAATAAAAATGTGTAAAAAGCACTTGACAATCTATCGCACATGCTACACAATGTAGCCATAAACCGATCACACAACTACATCAAGGAGAGCGAGCCATGTATTACATTGCCATTAACAACAAGTTGACGCCTGTTACCGCCAAGACATTGCGTGGCGCCAAGATACAGGCAACCCGACGTGGTGCGGACGTCGTATATGAGACGCGCGAGAGCGACCGCAAGGACAGGTATACCGGAGAGGACGTTAATGCACTGATTGCCGTGACTAGAAAGGGTCTGCACTGGGTAGTAACAGACAAAGGACATACAGCCAGGCGCATAAGCCCTGACAAGTGGATTGACACAGAAGAATTTGTCGAATACATGCCGGCAAATATATTACCGGTATAAGGAGAGCGAGCCATGTATTACATCAGAACAGGTGATAGCTACAGGCAGCTTACAGCCAAAACGTTGCGTGGTGCCAAGAGACAGGCTACACAGGCAGGGTGCAACAAGGTCTATGAGGTGTGTAACAGCAAGCTTATAGACAGTCGCACGGGGAAAGTAATCAACATGCTGTTATGCGTGTCAAGAAAAGGCGGCATGTATACGTACCGAAACGGTGGTTTTATTGATATGGCTCCGCACATATGGTGCGACGGCACGGATTTTTTAACCTTTTTGCCGGCGGGAAGCCAACGCCCATAACGATTATAAATAAATGTTATGTATTATATTGACACTAAAACATCACTGACTGGACGATACACTCCGATAAAGGCCGGCAGCCGGCGTCAGGCAAAACAGATTGCAGACAGCGTAAACAGCGCAACGGTGTACGAGACGCGCATATCGGATTGCCAACTGAAAAACCGCCTGTATTGTGTGGCGTATAAAAAATATGGAGAGTGGACAGACTGTGACAACTATATACAACTTGTGCCATCGCGCGCATTGCCAGCTTGATAAACCGGCCATTTGGCCGGTTTTATTTTGGCAAAATGAAATAAAAAAAGTGCAAAAAAAACTTGACAATGCCTTATACATGCTACACAATGTAGCTGTTGATTAACCAAAAGGAGAAACGAAATGAACTTATCGAGCATTAAAGAGCTGCGCATAATAAAAACAGATACGCAATTCGAACGGACGAATTACCGTGTTCTTGCCAGTTATACAGACATCGGTGTGTACTCTAACGGTTATGTCGGCAATATAACGACGGCCAGCGAGCACTCCATAAATGACGCTCTGAAACACTTCAACGAGCTGTCTGACATTCTGGTAAAGGACATATGCTATGTTTCGATCAGACGGAAAGAAGGCGACCGGTATCAAGTATTTTATCGCTACGACACCGGGGAACACGCGAAAACCCAGTTCGTTCACGTAAATTACCGCGGTGACTTGCTGTCCAGGCTGTCGGAGTATTTCAACATGCCGTGCGATTTTTACCCGACATTCATAGGATATATCAACGATATTGACATTCAGGAGCTTGTAAATTCCATTGACGTGTCATCCGACGACAGACGCGAAGACATAGAAAGCCTGCTTGAAAACCTGACAGACGGTGGCGACGTGCAATATCAGGGTGAATGGTATCCGGACCGTCTGATTGCCGAAAACAACTTTACGGATTACATAAAAGAACTGGTCAGTGAATGCTATAACCTTGATGACGTACCGAACTTTGTAGAAATAAACTGGGAAGCTACGGCCTGCAATTGCAAGATTGATTACTCCGCCATACTCATAAACGGCACAACGTATTATTACAGGTGACAGCATGAAAACCATAACACTGTACGAGTTCAATGAGCTATCCAAGGAAGCGCAAGATACCGCCATCAGAAACTATTGTCCGCATTATGACATGGATTTCGTGATCAAGGAGGAAACGGAAACGCTTGAAGAGCTTGGGTTTACGGATGTCAGCCTGTGTTACCGCATCAGTTTCTCGCAAGGCGACCACGTAAAGACGAACGGTGACATATCGTTCGCGGACGCTGTAAAACTGACAGGATATAAACTGTCAGTTTTAAAAACAAAAATCATAGATGACTGGGTGGAACTGGAAATAACAGGCTCCTGCGTCAATGTCAGCTGGTATTACGACCGTGATCTCAACTATGTAGACGCGACAGTTGCCGCAGTCGTCAGGGAGCTTGAAGACTGGATAGAAAGAAACGACAAGGCAATTTACCGCCGGCTTTCGGATGAGCTGATGGAGCAGTTGTCGGATGAATCCAAGCGTGCCGATCTGGAAGCGTTTCCAGACACGTGGTATTTCGAAAACGGTATCAGGGCGCTTATATAACCAAAAGTAATATGTCCTAGAACGCGTTTAAAGGCCCTTCAGAGCGTTTTCAGGACTTCAGGCTAGGGTAGTACCCACCCAACCGTAAAAACGCAATACA